ATGCTGTTGCATAGTCCGTATAAATTTGACTGGCTCGGTTTGTCCAAGCTGTTGCGTAAGCCGACGAGCCAGCTACATATTCAAATTTGTTAGTTGCTATTGTCTTTCTCATTATATACCAGTAAGCATCAGAACGCTGAAACCCAAAATACTTATAAGTAGCAGTCGCCTCTTTGTCGTTGATTGCATAATGCAAACCGTTTGAAATTGGAACGTTCCCATTATTATCTAATTTAACTTGTGTAGCTTTACCATCTGAGTCTTTGAAAGGAAGAATAAAGTTAGGTACAGGGAAACTTAAATTTTCAATAGCCAAATAAACATTGTCTAGGGCTTTGATGACCTCAGTGTTGTCTGTTTCGGGTATTAAAACTTTGTTTTCAGCTACTGCATTTTTAATGTCTTCTAGCAATTCTGTCATAGAACTTAAATCTATATTAACTTCTTTTTCATTTAAAGTTATTTTAGGGTCTACCTTGATTGCTTTAATTGTTTTTTCTAAGCTTTTAAACAAAGGTTGCATTGGTTCTGCGTTTTTAACAGTAACAGCTTCTACAGTTTCCATCTCTGGGTACTCTGTAGGTAATTTGCTAATTTTATTTTCTAAAGATTGTAAAGCTTTTATAACGGGAGTAAAGTCCGTTGTTAAAGGTGTAAGGTCTTTGTTGAGTTTTTTAAGTTCAGTAACAACGCTTTCAATGTCAGGAGTTCTAAAACTTTTAGGAAAATTCTTTACATCCACTCTAGGTTCGTTAATAGTGTTTGCTTCAATTTGCGCTTTGGCAGCAGCTATAATAACTTTTTGTATTCTGTCATTGCCCGATAACAAATCATTGTGTGAGACATTTTTTTTATTTGAGTCTTTTTTAGATTGGTCAACTTTTGCCATATCTGCATAGACTTTTTGGATTTTACTGTTGTCAATCATTGGTTAATTATACCACTAGAATTTGTCAAGACCATTTTCACATCTAATAACTACATTCTGGTTGTTATCACCAAAATGCTGGTAGTTTATTCCTGCTCCACCAGGTTTAGTTTCATATCTAGGGTGGTATTGGTGAACTGCCTTAATGTCTTCTCGTATTTCAAACGGAATCCCTGCTCGTACCCAACGTGCCCCGAAGTCATTATCCTCATAAGCATACCCTTTCATGAACTCCTCGTCCCACCCGTTTATTCTAGCTATATCATTTTTCTTGAACATTGCCAAGAAATACATCGCTGGTGATTCATCTCTAAACCCATGATATACGAGTATTTGTCCAATATCACCACCCTCTAATTCATCTGCCACCTGGCATATTATGTTTGTACCTATAGACTGTTCGAGCTTATCCAGTACATCTGGTGCTGGCTTTACTTCTGGTGATGTGATTATTATATTGTCGTACTTAGATTCCCTGACTCCAATATTAAGAGCCATACTACAGTTGAACCCATCAAGAAACTTATAGGGTATTACTCTTACATCTTTTTCCAACTGGTATCTTTTTAGGTATTTTTTTATATTATATTCATTACGAGTCACCAAAATAAGTTCTTTTTCTTGTGGCATTTTATCGTACTCTCGTTTGGTGTACTCAAACTGACGTAACCTATTAGGATCAATTGGTACTACTATAGAGAACATTCGAACGCAAATAATCTATCTATAACTAAGTGTCTAAATGGCTCTCTGTGTTTAACAGCTCTCTCTATCTTTAGGGCACATTCCTTAGCGGTATTGCGGGTATAGTTCTGCGTGTTCATCAATCCACTCCTTCATTTCAGTTAGCATTTTCTCATAGCTTTTGTTTTCGTATTCAAAGTCTTTTCTAGTTTCAACCAATACCTTATCATCTCCCTTTTCTACTAGTTTTATGCCAATATCCTTATTAAATACTTTTCTTATCATATAGAGTAATTTGTATTTATTTGTAGGTGATTTTGGTAATGGTGAATATAGACCTGTTAGATCTTGCTTAATAGCCTCATCTATGACCTTAGCCAGTTCAAGGGTCGTAATGCCATTCCACAGAGCTTCACTATATCCATCTACTTCACCCTCTTGTTGCATAAACCAATTAAATAATCCTGTACCCTTAGGCTTCATATCAGCCCCTATAATTGACATTCGTAGTGTAAGGTCTTTATCATTCACTACCTCACCTAAAGCCTTGCTACGCCCATAGAAATTGTCGTCAAACACGCAATCTGTACTAAGGTGTATAAGCTTTTTAGCTCTCTTAGCTAGATACTGGGGTAGATAAGAATTCACGAATACTGTCTTGCCATGATCTATTTCGCTTTCTTTTACAAGCATACCAATACAGTTTATTACCACATCATACTCATAAACATGGCTTAGATAATTCATATCTCTTGGTATTCTCATATATAATGTATCCACCTGATAGCCTACTTTTTCCAAGTAGAGTTTTATTGTATGCCCTGCCATACCTGTAGAACCAAGTAAAAGTATCTTACCTCTTAGCTTCATAAAGCAGATCCTCAACATCTAATACATTTAGTTGCTCTGTATTCTCTGAAGTGTATGCTTCAGGTGGTTTTTCTTGTTTGCCTTTAGTGAAGTACTTATCATAGTTCATATCCCTGCCGTCTGGGTTCACTCTATAGAAATCGCCCATATCATCAGTTCTATACATTTCTTCCTGACTTATAAGAGTTTCGTGCATCTTCTCCCCATGCCGAGTACCTATTATGTTGACTGGTGGGGATTCAGATATAAGATTATCCAATGTATTCACGACAGCTTTAGCTAAGTCTTGCATAGTAGAAGCTGGGGCTTTCTTGACAAATATGTTACCTGGCTTACCTTTTCTCATAGCGAACATTACTAGATCTATTGAGTCATCTAAGCTCATAAGAAATCTAGTCATATCAGGATTGGTTATGTTTATTGGTTGGTTATACATTGCCGCTAATTCCCATATAGGTATTATTGAGCCTCGTGAACGCATTACATTACCGTACCGAGTAACTATAGCCCCTTTAGAGATTGCTACTTTCTCCATCATAGCTTTTGAGATACCCATAGCGTTTATGGGGTATACTGCCTTGTCAGTCGATAGACAGACTACCTTAGCCCCATCAGAAGCGTCTATAACATTGTTCGTTCCGAGTATGTTCGTTTTAACAGCTTCCATTGGAAAGAACTCACATGAGGGTACTTGTTTAAGAGCTGCTGCCTGAAAGATACAATCAAAGCCCTTTAAGAGTTCAAACATTCTCTCTCTGTCCCTAACATCACCTATCTTGTAAGCAACATCTGGGTACTCTAATCTCATTTCGTGCTGTTTTGCTTCATCTCGACTAATAACAGTTATCTTGTGTTTCTTGTAGTAGCGTTTTACAAAAGCTTTACCGAAGCTTCCTGTACCACCTATAACTGCTATCTTCATTTGTTCCACACATATCTATTCACATACGGAGTATAGCTAAGAACTGTTTTAAGTACCCTATCAGAGCAGTTATCTATGTCATAGGCTGTTGGTGTGGGTGAAGCTTCAAAGTCGCTTGTAGCTACCTTTAAACAGTCCAGAATGTTAATCATATTGATACTAGTGATAAGCATACCGCCCACATCAATGACTTCAGGTCTTTCAATGGTATTGCGTAGGGTTATTGCAGGAAAACCCATTATAGAGCTTTCTTCAGATATTGTACCGCTATCACTGATTACACATTTAGAGTTCATCTGGAGTTTCATGTAGTCAAAGAAACCAAATGGTTTATGTATTATTACCCTATCATCAAGAACAAACTTATTCTTTTTCATTCTGTCGAGCATACGAGGGTGAGCAGATAGTATGACTGGTATGTTATATAGAGTTGCTATTTTGTTTAGTGACTTAACTATCTCACTAAGGTTGTTCGTTTTATCTACGTTTTCTTCTCTGTGGATACTAGCTACAAAGTATTTATTCTCATCAACTCCTAAGTAGGGTAGTATATCGCTCTTTGCAATCTTACCAGCGTGGGTATCGATTATCTCTTGCATTGGTGAGCCCATAGTAAAGATACGATCCCTTGCTATGCCTTCAGCTATTAAGTTCTGTCGACTGTTTTCTGAGTACACCATATTCACATCACTTATATGATCAATTATTCTACGGTTTACTTCTTCAGGTACATTATCGTCAAAGCATCTATTGCCAGCTTCTAGGTGGAACACTGGTATCTTTAATCGTTTAGCCATATATGCTGCTAGTGAACTATTGGTATCACCGAGTATAACAACTGCGTTTGGTTTCTCTTTTGCTAATACCTCGCCTGTTGCAGCGATTATAGAAGCTATCTTTTCGTGTAAGTTATCCCCAACTAATTCACACACATAGTCTGGCTTCCTTACTCCAAGTTCTTCATAGAATATGCCGCCTAATTCAAAGTCATAATTCTGACCAGTGTGGATAAGTATGTGGTTTGTATGTTTGTCTAGTTTTTTAATAATTTCAGACATCTTAATAAGTTCAGGTCGAGTACCTAGTATTGTTGCTACTTTCATTTTTTACCTTTTATCTTTCTGACTAGGTCGTCGTATCCACGCTCGCTCATAGTCTTAATATAATAATCTGGATAATCTGACCAATTGGTTTCATCTGCAAACGTCCAAGCAAGCTTCTCTTGCATATGCCCCACTAAGAATCCCCAGTTTTTGATATTATTAGAGAGTGCTGAGTCCTCTTGTGGTGAGCTGATACCCTCCCATTTCTTTATCCAGCGAGTTTCCTCATAACGTATGCCTAGATCCCAGAGTCCTTTAGGTATGATATTTACTCCACCAACCACACCTGGCCAGTGGTTCAGTATCATACCGTTGTATTCTTTTTCATGTTCTTTATTATCTTTTATAGCATCGTAGTCTAGTCCAAGTTGACCAAGATTGTCTATCTTGTCAAAGTATTTTTCTGCTGTAGTATCCCAGCCCTTTAAGAGTACAAAGTCGTTGTCTAATCTCATAAGGTGAGTTGCTTGTGGATAAGCTTCTAATCCCTCCTCCCAACCAATGTTGCAAGCTTTGCCAGGGTAGTAGTTATCGTCATTTAAAACTAACCCATTTATTTTCTTTTTATCTAGTAACTTTTCTAAGTATTCAGGAGTGCCATCTGTAGATGCGTTATCCACTACAAGGATATAGTGAGGTATCTTTATTGTATCTAGTAAATCTTGTATTGTACGTTTTGTGTACTCAAGGCGGTTATAGGTAATGATTACAATTAAGAGATCCATAACAACTCCGCAGTATCGTCTATGATTACGCTTCTCTTAGGTGGGGGCGTTGCACCCTTCTTCTCTATAAGCATGGCTGCGTGATTTGCATCCATCATGGGTGACTCTATGCCATTTATCATTACAGTCACTAGTGATCCTACTGGTTTGGCTGGATATGATCGTATCTCGTTATATATTGTATTCTCGTTTACTTCTGTCCACTCCTCTATCTGGTGAGCACCGTCATTTGTACCTGCTTTACCAAGTGCTACAAGTTTTCTCTGACCTAGCAAGATAGGTGATTTTATAATTGGTCTACCCTCTTTGTAGAGTTGCACTCCGAATGTAACATCATGCAAGCCATAGCGATTATCTTTGCGAGATTTAGACGATATAAGCTTGATAAAGTTTTCATAGTTATGCCCTTGCCAGCCTATGTCAGTTCTGAAGTAGGGTTTCTTCATTCTCTCGAATACAGCTCGTTTAACTAACAAACAACCTGTGCCAGAGAATACTACTCGTCCTTCTGCATCTATAAGCATTGCATCTCTACCCTGATTATTAACTGGGTAGTTACAAGCTATAGACTCCTTATCTGCATCTACAAGACTTTTGAGTACATCTGGCGGTAGAATCATATCGTCTTCTACAAACCATAGATGGGTAATTGTCTTGTCCTGTAAAGCTCGTCTAGTAGGTGTTTCAAAGCACTCTGGTATAGGGAGTTTATGAGCGAAAAAGAACTTGTGCCGTACACCCTGTACGTTTGTTACTATTTCTTCTGCTGTCTGGGAGAATATCAACCCACGACTTGGTAGTATAACCCCAACTTTTGTACGCTGTTTTGCGAGCCATTGATCAGACTGTTTCATGTTCTTCTCCTCTTACGGTAGCTTGCCCATCTACATACTCAATGAAGTCAGGTGCTTCTGCACATAATTCAATACTTCTAATCCTACTTAAAGCCTGCTTGAATATAGCAATCTTTCTTGGGTCAGTTGTTTTTATTACAAGATCTCTACCTATTTTGTTAAGTTCCTTAATATCGTGAGCTCCATTGTTTACTTTAGCTCTGCCTAATTTACGAAGTTTACGTTGCCCGCCTTCCATTTCTACGTCCTTTATTCTTAATCCCTGTGAGTAGAGAGTCATGCCAAAGTTCACATCATGTAGACCATAGGCTACCTTAGTAAGCTTACGAGGCCATATATACACTCGGTCTTGTTTGACCATAGTATCCCATGTGGTGTTTGTTATCCAAATTGGTTTCTGCATATTCTCTAATACCTGCTTGGCTACTAGTAAGAACCCTGTACCAGACCATAAGACAAATCCCTCTGGGTCGTGCCACATAGTTGAATCACCATTATTTCTAAATGGATAGTCTAGGGCTACTACTGGGTAGTTCATACCAAACATCTTCTTAAGCACCCCTTTAGGTAAGATCATATCGTCTTCAGCAAAAAGCACTGCAAAGATACTTGGATCTTTCAGTGCTTCTTCAGTTGGGATATTAAAACAGTCTGGTAGTGATCTGGCGTGTGACCAGAATATCTTGTACTTAAAGCCCTCTAACTCATTTAGTAACTCCTCTAGAGTTTCACTAAATAAGAGTCCCCTACTTGGTAGGACTACAGCTAATGTATCACCCACACTAGCCTACTTCTTCTTTACTTTTGCTTTTTCTGCCTCTAGTTCGTCTCGTAACTGAATCATAGTTTTAAGTGCTGCAGTTGATTGTCTTGCATCGCTTATAAAAGATGATTGGTTCTCACGCCCTTTAGCTTGGAAAGCTTCTACTTCATGATTTATTAGATTATTAGTGAGCAGTATGTCGAACTCATAACGAATGATCATCTGCTTAAACTGCTCTATTTGAGACTTAACATAGACGAGTTTTGCATCTAGGCTTGAGTTTAGTTCCCCTGTTAATCCGAGCTCTTTTGTTAGTGCTTTGTCAAATTCTAGTGGACTTTTGTATTTCTTATCAAACATATTCGCCTCCTTAAGTTGTTATATCTAAATAATAAACCGCTTATGGAGATATGTCAAACAAAAAAGGACTCCGAAGAGTCCTAATCTGTAGTTTTTGTCTTAGTCTTATGACTTAAGGTTGAAACCGAATGCTGGTCGTAGTACAGTACCACCCCATAGCATATCGACTGTTACCAACCAAGCAAGATATTCTTGTTTGTATTGGGTCTGAGTACGAGATTGCTGTTGGATAGCAACTGCGAAAGCATCTTTATGGAAGAACAAGTGGTTGTTCTGTGGTGTTGCAGTAGCGAGCTGAACAAGGTTCTGACTCATGAATACTTTAACTCCGTAGATTTCACCAATTTGTCCTGTCAAGATTCTGCTTTGGTCTCCACCGATTCCGATTGCATCGTATCGAATATATTTATCGATATTTAGCATTTCTTGTTTACCTTGTGGGGTTACAACAAGTGATCGATCAGTCTGTGGAGCTTTAGCATCGTCAAGATAACGGTTAGCAATTAAGATTAGGCTATCTGCTAAAACAGTACCAAATGCACCATAAGAGGTGAATGAGGTAGTCATGTTAGTAGAGATGAAACCATCAATCTTTTCAGCTATAGCGTAAGCTGCAGCCATTGTGTAAGCAGATCGTAGATCATACTTAGACTGGATTTTAACGAAGTCTTCTAGTAAGAAAGAGCTTTCGTAGTGTTGGTTTAATGTGATAGTTGTTTTTGTTTCTGTGTTGTAGTTAATGGTCACGCCTGTGTTGGCAACTTTAAGAGCTGCACCGATTGTAGAAACGTTAGGAATTTCTACGGTTTGACCAAATTTTGAAATTTCTGCATCGTAATGACGAACTAGTGGTACTAGAACGAGGTTTCTCTTGACGAACATGAGAACTTCGTTAGACCATACGTTAGGTCGAAATACTGCTGCTGGTGTTGCTGATACAGCGTTGGATGTTCCGTAAGCACCTGATGGCATAATAGCCTCCTTGAATTATAGTTTAATATGTTGGGTCTAAAGCTTTGTTGATTGCTTCATAATTCTTTTCGAACCATTTTTGTCCGTTTTTACTTATGAGTTGGTCAACATTTTGGGGAGTAATCTTCGCAGAAGAGGACGGGGCAGTTGATACTGCAGATCCCTTTGGTGACACTGCTTGCTGTTTATTAGCTAACTGTGTCAAGGCATCTCGACCACCTTCTCTTTTGGCTGATTCGGTATCTCTCACTGCAGTACCAGATTTTACAATACTGTAGACTGCTTTGATATTACCAGTTGATCGCACATAATCCAGTAACGCTGGGTCATTAGATAATGCTTCTCCCATTTGTTCGTCATAATCACGAGCATCTGGATTGGCATTATAGAAATCATTGATCGCTACTTTTGCTTCTAAACTTGCGAGTCTTTCGTCTCTTGGGTCTAGATCAGGGTTCATCTTTTGTGCTTCTTCTTGAAGTACAGATTTAGCTTCCCCCTTAGCACTATGCATTGCTTTTTCGCTTTCACGAGCCATATTCGCCAGTTTTACTTCAGATTCAGAGTTTAGGTCAAGCCCTTTGCCTTTAGCCCATTTACTGAGATCTTTATCTATTTCTGGTTGTGAATCTTCCTCGTTAGCTATTTCGTTGTCAACTTCGCCCGAATCATCGCCTGAATCGAGTTCTTCGGTGTGACTTCCCGCCTCTTCTGTTGCAGCATCTGGTTGTGAAACATCTGGTATCGCATTGAACTGATCGTCCACTGCTACTCCATTTATTTCGCCAGTTGCTTCTTGAGCAACAGATTTGGTTATGGTTTGTTCATCCATAGAACCTCCTCTTAAAATTAAATTGCTCGCCCATCCAATTATTATACACCAACTTTTTTTTAGTAAACAAAAAACAATTTTTTATACTACGCTATTGCCCTTACCGTGGCTGTGGTGGGCTTTAGCACTATGTCAGCAAACCAAGCGTCCATAAGTAATGTTGCCGCTCCACTATTACCCGCAATTTGCATTAGTATGGTGGCAAATCTTATTGTTGCGCCTGTTGTAAATGTTCTAGTATAGAATGTCCAATCAGTAGTTGTTTTTATGGCGGTGTGGGTGGTGGTGGTGACATCTCCCCTGGCACCATTTTTTAGCACAGAGTAGAAACGAGCGCCACTAACACTATCGCCACTAATGTAATTTGTTTTCATCCAACCAGTTAAAGTATAGCTAGTGTTAGGCAATACCGATATATATTGTCCTACGAAAAATGCTCCGATTGAGGCTGTGTTGGCGGTGCCTGCTGTACTAGGGGATATTTTTAATGAATTTTTACCGTTCATTCGTTCTGTTGTGTCTATCATTATAGAGCCAGCACCGCTAGTTCTATCCCAGTAATAAATACCATAGATTTTGCCAGTAAAGTCTGTTATACCAGCCGAAACTATACCAGTAGCAGTTCCGTCAAGCCACCTATAAGCAGTAGTCTGGGGTACATTAACGGCAGGAGCTATACTGAAATCACCATTATATACTAGGTTTTGGTTTACGAGAGGGCGCACTTCTGCTGCTGTTCTAGTTCCTGTGGCTGTGCGAACGCCTGTTGGGGTGTCTGTTGACCAAGAACCATTTGTAATAGTGCCGTTGTTGCCATTGCCAGAGGTGTCGGTGGCGGTAGTTCCTGCGCCTTCATTGAGTGGGTATAGGCCCCTTAGTTTAGAGGTATTAAAAATACCATGATCATATATTCTTTTTATCTCATCGGCTGTCATGAATGTGCCAACAAAGGCTTCTTGGAAGTTAGCTACATAATCATTACCCCCTCCATTATAAGTCCCAAATACAACATCTTGAGTACTATTACCACTGAAAGGGCCTGATGTAACGAGAGCTCCTGGTCTTACTATCCCATTCACGTAAAGAGAGATTGTCGTACCATCATAAGTCGCAACTAAATGTTCCCAACTATTCCTTGTGTCTACCCCCAAACTAGTCGCTACAGTTCTGTTATGTATATCATTGGTTTGGCCGTTGAGGCTAACGGCGTTCGTAGCTGAGCCTAATGTGAAAAATTGCTGTATACCCCAAAGAGCAAATACCACAGGGAAAGTAGTTCTGGGGCTGTTGTTGCTTTTCTTAACCCAACACCCAACAGTCACTGAGCTGACTAGCGTAGTTCTGTCTATAGGAACAGTAATTTTAGCAGTTGAGGGGATATAGATGCTACTCGTATAAAGCATCTTTAGTATGTTTCTACGAGGCATTTATATCACCACTGGGTTATTGTAGTCATTTATGATTATCTGTGAGAAGCGTGTTAGTTCTATATCCATTGCTACCTCATCGTCAATAGTCAAGTCACAGCGTTTATCACTATAGAGAATATCGTCATCATTAAGTACATTAAATGATACGTGGTTTAGTTCCTCGTTAATGAGTGTGACTTTGTAATTCATCTTAGTTCCAGAATATTGTTATGTTTGCTGTTCCTGCGATAGTAGCGAATAAACCTGTAGAGTAGTTTACTGATTGTCCGAAGTTTACTACAGATGAACCTGCTGGAAAGGTGTAGGTGTCTGTCAAGACAGTAGTTGCTGCGGAAGTGTTATCCCACAGCTTCAAAGTGCCAGAGGTATGTGAGTTGACTGAAAAGCCACCGACTGTTCCTGCACCTGTCTTAATTAAAGCTGATGCTGTTAGGTTAGTATAACTTGCATTTAATCGTACTTTTAGTACATCGTTAGTTAAATCTTCTCCAGCTATTTTTGTTCCTAAACTTACTTGACTTGCCCCAGCAGATGGTTGTCCATCATCACCGACTATTGCAACTCGTTTGACTGGTGAATTATCATAACCAGAATCCAATGTTGACATTCTATTTCTCCTTAAATTAAATTGCTCGACCAATAGAGTGTAGTAGAGACCCTATGGGCGAATAGGAACTACTACACTCTGTTTGACTAGCTATTTTTTGCCATTATATCAATATGCTCTTTCACAACTATTATACCACTAGCTTTTTTGAGTAACGCAAAAGCTACCTCTGTTGAAGTTTCTTTAGTAGCTTCACTTATACATCGAGCATACTCATCTTCCATCCACTTTATTAGATCTTTTCCAAAAGTTGAATCTCTGAACTCTTTATAAGCTTGAAATTTATTGTCCAACGCCCATGCCTCCTGCTACATCTGCTTGGGTAGGTAGCTGAGCTTGTTGCATCATTGCTGGATCTTGAGTTGGGTTCATTCCAGCTCCTGGAGCTTCTACACCCATCATTCCATCTGGTGTTGGTGCTTGTGGGTTCTGTGCTAAAGATCGTTCGTGACTTAATTCAGCTTCTTGTATTTTGAGGGCTTTGTCCATCATCACTTGGTCGCCTTTAATAACAACTTGCGTGTAAGGTAAATCTGGGTACTGTGAAGGCTCGAAACCAAGCATCTGTACAATCTGAGCCTGTAAGTCTGGTTGACCACTTGTGAGGTCGTAGAGCTTGATAAGGTCTGAACCTTTGATCTCTGGCTGTGCAACTCCTGGTGGCATACCCTGTGGCATACCCTGTGGCATACCTGGTTGCATAGCTCCCATATCTGGTGCTGGCATTCCGCCTGGTACTCCTAGTTGACCACCAGACTCCATACCCATTGGTACTCCTGACATATCAGTTCCTGCACCTTCTTGTTGTATTAGAAGTTTCTGTACTTCATCAGGATCTATATCAAATCGTTTCATTAGATACATTTTAGTAAGTTCAGTCTGGTCTATTAAGGGGTTTGAAACCATAGATTGGAATATAGCGTCAGACTTTTGGTCATCTGCCTGTTTTATTTCTTTTATTGTAGAAGCAAGAACTACCTCTGGCTCATAGTCACCTTTGAATGCTTTAGGATCGTACTCAGACCAAGAGATACCATTCTCATCAGCCATTCGTACTTGCTGTTTGTCCGAAGTAAATAACTGTATCATTTGGAATACTAGTCGTCCTAAGTCATGGAAACCTTCCTCTTCGAATTGAGTAAGCTTAATACCGAATCTTTGTCCTGCTGACTGTTGTTGTGCTTGAATTTGAGTAGCTGTTACGTTAGAAACACTCTGATCTGCACCCTTAGCTACTTCTGAAGCTGAAGTTGTTTCTCTTATTTCTTGTTTTACATTAGCTATCTGGCTAAAAGCTGCGGCGGGTACGATACCTTTAGGGATTGGCTGTAGTGAGCCTGCTGCAAAAGGATAAACCGCACCTGGTATATTCTCTACACTCTCTATGAAGTCTGAATATTGAGGATCTAGGGTGTACATCTGGTTTAAAGTGTAAGTAGTAGAGTCAGTAGTTTGGTTAGTTAAATCATTGAGTAGTTCTTGTTCTTGTATGATAGGTTGAATTTCACCTTTACCATAAAATAGAGCTTCATCAGTATAATTTCGCTGTGCAACAAAAGGAATCAGTCCTTTAGCTTGTTTATTGCCCTTTGAACGGCTTTGAACCTTGTAAGGGTTCTCATCATTACGAATCTCAACTGAACGATTAGCAACAACACATACTCTATCCTCATTACGATCCCAGTATTCTATACATTCTACCTGGCACTCTGAAGCATTTTCTAGGGTTGATCCCATCCACATATCTTTTTCTTGTTTGTCTGTAGGATCACCAGTATTATCGCTTGCTTCCCCATCTTTTAGCTCAATATCGTCTAAGTTCTTATACATTGGCATCATCTTACCAGTATCAGGGTCTACTACTTCGTACGTTTTAAGCTCGTCTATGGTCGTTAGAAAGCGTCTCCCTACAAAAGCTGCATCTTCTAAGGTTGAGGCTGTAGGGTCTATGAAAAAGTCTCTTAGGGGTACATTTATCATACGAGGGCGATCAATATCCCACCATAAGTACACAACACCTGTACCGTACATTAAAACATTCCGTACCCAATTTATTGTTTTAATAGACCATTTATCACAGTCCCAGAAGTAATCAAGTTTGGCTGTAAGAACTTTTGTATCTTGTTCTTGATCTTTATTAGTAGGCTTATACCCAAAACGAGGTTTACCGCCAGCTATAGCAGAAACCATTGTTTCAATTGTAGAAAAGGTCATAGGTACAAAAGTATTTGTAATACCGTCATAGGCTTTGCCGTTTTCAGTACGAATATTATTATAGAGTTTCCAGCAGTCTTCCCAAGTATTATGGTAAGAACTTTCTGTATATTCCCATGCTGTCTCAAAATCTCTTACGACTCTAGAAACAACTTCGTCTGACTCTTCTGTTTTCTTATCGTTTGTATCTGTAGGTTTGGTAGCCAAAATTACTCCTTATTGTTCTGAATATATTATACCACTACCGATATTTACGGTTGAGCATATTTTGAGGCTTGTAGACTTTTAACTGAGAAGTGCCATAGTAAAGCTTTAATTTTAAGTACCTAAGAGCATCTAATAAGTGATCATTCTCTTTTATAGGATCTTCTGGAGCGTTGACGTTATCTCTTTTCTCTGGATACCGATAAGTCTCGAATTCATAGATAATATTCTCACAGTTCTCACTTATAAAGAGCTTTGGTTTACCATTACCTTGAATTTTTAACATACCCTGTATTAGTTCGATACCACCCTGAATACTGGACTTCCCCCCTACCCCTACCTTCTGACAAGGAACTACACCTATATTATATGGAGGAGCATTTATATTGGCTATCTCTTGTTTAGCTTGGTTATCCCCCACCTTATTGGTGAAGAAGTTGTTACCCATCTTAGCATTTAAAGCATTATAGAGTTGTTCTGTAACCATCTCACTTTTGTAGATCTCGTCATATATATACCAGTTATTATCGTAATCTATTGCTATAAATACCACCCCTGTAGGGTTATTGTACCCAAAGTCTATTCCTAGATTTAATGTACAGCTTTTAAGATCAGGTACTTTATTTGCTGGTATGACGTGAGTTTTACGTTCAAAGGTCTTATAAACAAGCCCTGTCATCTTTTTAAACTCTGCCATATACTCTTGAGCAAACTGATCTTCTGTGGTGTCTGATTTTATATCCTCTATCTCTTTATTGGGGATATGGGGATTATCGTAGGTGGTGGCGTGGGAGTACCACCAGTCTTCTTTATCGGTTCTTCGTGCGTAGTTCTGTAGCTCGTAGAAGTGATTAAAGCCATCAGGTGTTGAAATAAATACTGCCCAGCCCTGAGAGTCTGCAAGCATAGGACGTAAAATAATATCCCATACGGTAGGCTTCATAAAAGCGTACTCATCTAAGATAAGACCTTTAATACCTGCCCCACGCAAGGAATCCTCGTTATCTGCACCTTTAAGCTCTATGATACTGCCATTTATGAGGTGAACAATAAGCTCCTGCTCGTTCTTCTTTTTAATAAGCTCTTTTGGTATCTGGTTATGAATTATATCTAACCAGTATATATTTTTAGCCTGCTTATATGTTGGGGCTACTATCCAATACCGCCCTACAACCTGCGTAGCAGCCATTAGAACTAAGTTACACGATAGAGTTGACTTACCAGTCCTTCTTCCCCAGTTAAGGACTTTAAAGCGATGTGTGTCGTTATGAACCTCCATTTGTTTCTCATGAGGTGTGTATAGAGTTATATCTATAGAACTTTGTTCTAATGAACCTTGTTCGTCGGAGTTCTGTGTAGTCATACCGCCCTTTCTTAGCTGCTGATGAAGCAGTTCTTAATGTAAAACTGTGTTCCTTTGTATTATACCTTACGAACTTCTGTTCTAGAGAACTTCTGTTCTACGAACTTCTGTTCTGTGTTCTTAATATTTTTTTAGGTAGTCGTGTATGTGTGAGAGATATAAATATATATATACATACATATCTACCCAATATCTGGGCGAGGTACCCCCGTACCCCCCACACCTATATAAAAGAATTATTATCTCTATATATAAATATAATCATCATTATCTATTTATTATCATATATAACTATATATATCATTATATACACGTGGTGCCCTCTTGGTGTACTATCGATACAATGACTGTGTTTGTCAATAGCTACACCTGTTAGCCTATATAGTAGTATAGGTATATATAGCATAACTGGATGTAAACCCCGTATAATACGGCACTCTCTCGGGTAGAGTATTGTGCGACTAAGGCTTATTAAGTGTATTTAAGTAGTATTGTAGCTGTATAGCTAGCTCAAATGCCCCTAATCTACCTCTTCTGGCTCTACCTGTATCACCTTATCATCACCCTTATTATTAACCTGTACACCTAAGTTCAATACTATAGTTGTTGGTTTGTTCTCTGTTAGTTCGTTGAATAAGCTAGTATGCTTACCGAGTAGCTCTAGTGCTTTCAACCTATCAGAGTACTTTGCCTCGCTGTCGTCTGCTATTCTATCTATTCTATTAAGTATATTTTCTGGTGTTAGTTTTAGCTTTAATAGCTCTTTGCTTATAGCGTTACTTATCGCAGGGTTTCGCAAGTTCTCCGTAGATATACTACTAGCCGTTTCTAGTGCCTGTATATGAGTCTTAGAACCGTTCTTACTTGTAAGGGTATAGCCAGCTCTTCTTACCGCGTCCGCACCGTTGCCGCTCTTAATGTACTCGTTTATGAAACGCTGCTGTTTAATAGTAAGCTTGGGTTTTGTTGTGAGTAGTTTCGCCATGATCTTATTATACTATAAAGATGCTTTTGTTACTCCTATTATATACTTTTTAGAGGTGTTTTTACTGATTATTGCCCGAGATTATACCAAGAATAGCCATTTCTTTTGCTTTAACAAAGGCTTTTTTTGCTTATTGCATAACTTTACTACTATAATACTATTGCATTGCATAACTTATTGATATATACTGGTACTAAGTTAAGTAACAAAAACAGTCTTAGCTAGAACAAAAGCGAGTCACACGATAGTAAGCGTATAGGTCGCACGATCACACCAAGCCGAAAAAGATCAAACTATTGCTCTCGCTCCTCACCAAGAACCTTGACAACTTAATAAGTACTTATAGTCTAGATTATCACTAGTAATAACACACTGGATAATCTGAAGCAGTCCCTGATTACAATATATATATCTAGATTATAAGTAACTATTAAATAATAAAAGGAGTAAAAAAATGATTTATCAAGAGGGTTGGACGGTTTATACAAGCGATAAATGGAACGAGCTATACATTGATTGGGTTAATAACTTTTTAACAGTTGCACGTTTTGCAGAATATTATGGAACTACAGAAGAGCATGCCGAAGAGATCATAAGAGTCGGACGGATATATAATTCAAGAATTAAATAATAAATAAAGGAGTAAAAAAATGATAACAACAACAGTACAGTTCGGAGATTTTTACGAATGGACACAAAAAAGCGATAACTACAATAATAATTTCACATACGAAGGAGCAAAAGCACTATTTAATTACCTAGAAGAATACAGCGAAGAAGTAGAAAATACACTGGAATTTGATCCAATCGCTTGGTGTTGTGAGTTCAGTGAGTATAAGAACTTGAAAGAGTTACAGGACAACTACCAAGATATTAAAACACTAGAAGAATTACAGGAAAAAACTACAGTAATACAATTCGACGGTGGTTTAATCATATCAGAATTCTAATTAATAAATAAAAGGAGTAAATAAAATGAGAAAATATCTTATCGAACGTACCGTATATAGCTTTGATGAGCTATCAAGTGAAGCAAAAGAACACGCCATAACAGGGTTGACAGAAAATGATTATATGTCATATTTGCTTGGTTCAATGGAAGATTACCTAACCGAGCTGCTACGTGGCCAGAAAATAACCTATAAGGATATGCCAAACATACAATATAGCCTAAACTATTGCCAAGGCGACGGGGCTATGTTCGAAGGTGTAATATATTACAAATCTTACACAATAACAGTTAAGCATGAGGGATTTCATAGCCATTACAATAGTAAAAACATAAACATAGAAAGTACTAAAACGGGTAAGGATGCTAGCCAGAAAGTATATGATCAATTCAATGATGTATACGTGAATATATGCCAAGAGTTAGCAAAATTTGGTTATAGTAAAATTGAATATGCAAGTTCGGAAGAGTACATTAGTGAACTTTGTGAAATTAATGAATACGAGTTTACAAAATATGGTAATTTGGATAATAAGGAGTAAATAACATGAATTACATCATAATGACTGTACTAGCGTTAAGCGTAATAATAAACCTTAGTAAGTTTGACGATCAAGCTTTGGTGGGTAATATGGTCACAACGTGCGAGCAAAGCTATGCTGAACTGCACAATGGTACTCTAGAGAATGAATGCGGGCAATTGATCGATCAAGTACAATCAAAGGGCTATGAAGTACTACAGAAAGACGGTAGATTCTGGGCAGAATATAAAGGAGTAAACTAAATGGAATCTGAAACAATGAATAACATACGATTGATAGCTAAAATATCTGAAATGCTTGAAGATATAACAAATATTGGTAATCTTGACGATATGCCAAGAGGTGATTATCAGGGTATTTTAGAGGCAAAAGCAATTGAGATTATTAGATTAATAAAGGAGTAAACTAGATGAGACTACTTAAGATATTACTACAGCGGTATCACGTTCGGTATAACGAATTACCAAAACTGTCAAGAAAGGTCTAGCATCAGCTAGGCTTTTTTTGTATATGCTCCCAAGCTTGATTGATTGCTACCTTCTCATTGTGCGACATAGGGCTTATAAATCTGGGCTTTACTTCGTGATCGATTCTATCCCTCTCGTTAACTTCATAAGCCATATACAAGTAATCAATAAAGCCTATAGGCAATGACTGTAGCCACTGAATGAATACATCATCTTTAAGATCACTAAATAAAAACTTCTTTTTCATACTTGTATTATACTCTTTACTTTGATATACTGTTATTAATTCATATGTGATTATATGAATTTTACTAGGGAACGTAATAGAGCGTCTGGCTGGTATCAAAATAAGCCTAGAGATTCTATCGACCGACCGACCGACCGACAGGCTAAACTATCAGGGGTTCTAATCCTAGATAGCCTAGAGGGAGAGAGAGAGGGAAGGAGCAAAACCGTACTCTCATGGCCGTAGGCTAAAAAGGGTAAGGGAAGCTATTGACAATTAAAACTAGTTGATATATTATAAGAGAGATCACATATGAACCCGCCCTTCCCTAGGGGCGGTTTTTCTTTACACAAAGAAACGGCAAGCGTATGATTTATATATGAAGAACACAAAAAAGATTACTACAGTGAAGAAGAAGGCATGGACGGAGTTCTCGAAGTACATTCGTACACGAGATACAAAGCCGCAATGGCCAGAGGGTAGAATAGGTGCTTGCGTAACCTGTAAGCGTCCGTATGAGTTCAAGAAGCTTCAGGCGGGGCATTTTATACCAGGACGAATGAACTCCGTGCTATTTAACGAGAGCATAGTTT